TGTCTTTTTAAGCCATAATGTACGATTGGCGAGTTGTTTAATGGGTTTATTTGTAATGCCATTCTCACCGCCAAGCACAGGGTCGTTTTCTTCAATTTGATAGACTCCGTCTTCCCATTTGTCTTGTTCTTTTAAATTTGCCATAAATGTCCTTTAAATTAGCTTTAAATCTAGTTTGAACCGTGGTTATAAGTGCCGTTATATCGCACTTTATTGTTGTATAAGAATGACACTGATTTATAATCCAGCACGGCTAACGTGCATCTCGCCGGGGTAAAATTACGCAACACTTTGCGCAAGTGCGCCGCTTGTTCATTTGTGATTGGCTGATTAAGTCTGATAGCGTAATAAGCCCATTTATCACTTAGCGGTATAGTCTGAACAAACTTGTGATGATAAGTCCGCACTTTTAACCCCTCGTCAATCTCAATCTCGCCGAATCCTAACCGGCGGCAGACTTCACGAATTGACCACGGTGTTCCTTTATACCGATGAAGCTCAATAGCGACTCGAATTAAGCTCCGCTTGGAGTTATCGCTGTCCGCAACAAACGCCCCGTCATAACCCGTCACGCTCCATTTTTCTGCAAGCAAAGAGATAAAACTATCATCAATTAACTCGACCAACGTTGTCATCACCTTGCTGTTATCGAGCTTATTCATGCCAAGGCTTAAGTCAGCCAACGTTTTATATTTAGCCTCTTGCTCAATGACATCAGCATACGTTAAGTTAGCCATTAGAGCGCTCCGGAGCTGCATTGATATTGATTTCAGTGCAATTTGCCCATTCTGTTTCACCCACTACAATTTTTTCTGGGGCGGTTAAATTAACGTCATACACACCTTCAACGCGTAGCGCGCTAATAATTGCCGATGGCACAACATCAACCCCGAGTTTTTTAGTTTTGTCCGACAGGTAGAGCTGTAACGCATCACGTGCCTTAGCTTTAACCACGTCTTCACGATAACCGTCGAGCAATGTTAATGTCGCGGTGATTTGATAGTCACGTTTCGTTGGTGCAATAACCTCCACCGTATCACACAACGGACGGCGGCGTTCAGGGCCAACATATTGCTTCACATCATTTAAGAGACGGCTGTCAGGCAATCCTGTTTTGGTTAAAACCGTGATTCGAACAAGTCCACCGCGAGGGGTTGATACATTGACATCAGCAATATCTTGAGAGACGGCGCGGGTGTGATAATCGTACGCAGCGATTGAGCCACAACTGGTAAATGCTTCCGGAGCAGCAAGAATTCGAGCGCGATATGGGTCATCTTCTTCTCGCAATAAACCACCACTTGGCACATCAATATTAGTGACAGTTATTTCGCCAGCGAAGTTAATTTCGCTTTTAAGCGTTTTTATTCGTCCACGCTCCCAGCCGTTACCAACCGTGCCTGGCTTGTTACAAGCCGCCGCAATTTCGACATAAGAAATAAGCGGAGTGATTACATCATCATTTAGCGTGACAAATTCAATGTCATCAGTGACCGAAACACGCGTGCCTTTTGGAATAACCACAGATGGATGTTCACCGTTAATGCTAAAACGCAAAATGGTGCGCGCCGGGCGTTCGAGTAATCTATAACAGCCAAACGTTTCACCGCATAAATCCAACGCAAGACCAGTGGCAAATTGCGGGAATGTCTGACGAAACGCTTCATTAATGCCTTGTCTTGCCAGGCTTTCGCGCATGGCATAAACATTAATAAGCAAACGCTCAATGTGCGCTGGTTGCAAGATTTTTCCGGTGCGTTTTTCATACTGAGCAATAGCGTCGATTAAAATATTTTCAACGTTGTCATCTACGACTTTTACTTCATTTCTATTCATCCGGTAATCCTCGTGGCGTAAATTTCACGATGCACGTCTTCGGTAAGCGACCAAAAAATCAAAAACTCAAAGTGCGGGGCAGTCCCTTCTACATTGACCGAATCAACTTTAATTCTTTTCTCCCAACGCTGAAGTGCTAACGTAACCTCGCGCACGATGTTTGGAATTGCGATATCTTCCGGTTGGTCTATATATTGAAAGTGATCACTGCCAAATTCAGGTCGCAACACATCTGTTCCTTTCATTGTTGAAAGGATGTGGCCAATACATTGATGGATATCATCAATACCTTGCACAACTTGATTTTCAATGTTAGGTGCAATCTGCCAGTGTGTTGTGATAAGGGTGCTTTGTGTGTTCATAGCCTTGATGATACAAGGCTATGCTGAAGAGTGCTTTTAAAGCGATTTAAAGAAGTGGACTATTCCGGAAGGCCTGTTTTACCACCGGAGTCGCCAGGGTGTTTGTGAGAGCCAAGCTCAATAGAGCCTTGTTTAACTTTTGGCGCAGATACTTCAGTGCCGGACGTAATTTTTCCAGACACGGCTAGTTTTCCGTTAATTGACGTATCAGCATTGATTGTTACACCGCCACCCGCTGTTACGGTAACGCTGCCGCTTGTATTGATATTAATCTCGCCACTTTTACGATTGTGCGAAATCACCGTCCCGTTTGTGAACTTTTTCACCCACATGTTGTTATCATTCGCCGGCGTGGTGTCTTTCTCGTTGTAAATTGCTCCCAACACACAGCCACCTTCCCCGCGCGCATCAAGTAACAATGCCACCAATTCGCCCTCATCAGGCAGACAATAAAACTGATTGCCGCCAGCATTAGGCGTTAAATAAGACAACCAGGCTGTTTCTAAATCTTCAAGTGCGGGAATTTTGCACCGCACTTTATGGTTCGCGGCATCAACTGCTGAAATAATGCCTTCTTGATAAGTTGCCCCAAAGTCATGCGTTTTCATTTATTCCCCCGCTTGATTTTCCGTTAGTGCGCCTGTGCTAAGCAAATCATCCGGGATAAACTCTAGCATGCGAACATCAATACTTGTGGTATAGCCACCACCACGGGTAATACTATGCCGGGATGATTTTATTAAATATTTTCCACTAAAAATACCAAGGTTGCGCAGTAATATTGTGCTGCCGGCCACGAGCTTAGGATTGCCGACCAGCGTGATATTTCCCGCTGTTTGGTCTTCGTTTTGTTCGGCCAACGCGGCATCGGCACGCGCATCAATCTGCTCCTGGGTTTCCCCACGTGTGACAATCTTCAACGTGTCCCCGCTTGCAGCCTGGGCTTGTTTCATCTTTTCGCGCAGCGGCTTTGCTTTCTTACGCTTCTTGATGACTTTTTTCCCGGCGGCATCATATCCACTCACATCAACTTCCTTGGCCGTATCCTTGATTCTATCTCGCAAGGTAATCGATATCGTATCTCGCTCTTCAAGCACCGCCACGGCTTCTTCTTTGCCTAGCTCGTCTTTATCCGTGAACACAAGCTGATCACTCACTATCTTAAAGCTGTGATGATATTCTCTTGCCAATCTTGCCAAAAACTCAACATCGCGCTCTTGATATTGCGTCACGCGCTTAACCGGAATGGGCTTAATTGTCCCGACCACTTTTAACTTTAACTTTTCTGCAATTATGCCCACTATTTGCTTGAGCGTTGTGTTTTCATAGGCTTTAGGCTTTAACGTGCGATTTGCCTTTCCAACACCTGTACTCAACGCCTTGATTTGAATATACGAAGGTCGGTAGTTATATTCCACCTCGTCAATTTCAAATGCCCCTATATCAGCCAGCTGCGCTCCTTTGTAACCAATGGCCGCTTTTAATTTATCCCCTTGCGTTGGATACCACTGGCGCACCCATTTCCCGCTAACATCCTCAAACGTTAGCGTCAGCTCGTCCGACTCGCCCTCAAGATTATCGGTGTACGCCAGCTCAATTAAGTGGGGTTCAATGTCAGCAGTAATATTGGTTTTTTCGTATAAAATGGAAAAGTCAGGGGTTGGGATGTTACTATTCATTATTACCTCTTAACCACGGTGGCATTGATTCATTATTTGTAGGCTTGATATTTAGCACGGGGATATAAACCGTTGCCCCTGTTGGCAGCACTTCGCATAATCCTATGTGCGGATTGGCATTAATAATGCGTTCAAAGTCCAATGCGTTTCCATAATAGTAATAGGCAAGGTTGTCCCAACGTTCGCCTTGTTTTACGGTATGTTTAAGTACGGTCTGTTGTGTCATCAATTACGTCCTCATCTTTTCTCAACACTATCCAGGCGGTCATTCTAGCCGCTCGTTCATCTGCTTGAGCTCTGAGATCATCATAAACATTAAAATGGCTATCTGCTTTTGTGCCAAAAACGCTCCAATCAGAACCTTCACCCATTTCGCTGAACTCATTTCTCATGGTTTCAATTTCGTTCATCATAGCCGACACGTCATTGGAAAAACCCTGTACTTCTTCGCTCATATCCCCAAGCGCAGACAATCCAAATCGAACACCTTCAAATGCTTTACTTAGACCTGTCACTTCTCCAAATCCACCTAAAGCAGCATCTAGATTACCTAATACCCCAGGCAAGTAAGATATAGCAGCCAGAGGATCATTGGCTAGCTGTCTAACTGTCTGCACGGTTTCTCTGACGTCATTTACCACAACCATAGCTTTTTTATAAACCGCAATGCCTTTTTCGAGCATCCCTTTTACTCCGTTAAAACCAGCCATAAATGCTGGCGGCAACATAGACCCAAGTAAAGAGCCACCACCAATATTTAATGCTGCGCCTAATGGGGTCTCTTCAATATCGCCTATAAATTCCTTTAAGCTAATGTTCATCTCGCGGCATAGGGCGTTCCCTAGCTTATCTGTAAACAAGGTGACCGATGATATATCGGTGATCACAAAATTGCCCTTATACTTCCCGCGACCAATAATTAATGGCAGCGCGGCTTGTTTTGATTTTGCCCCCAACAATTCTTGATAACGACGCTCAACTCCGCCAAGCGTATGATGCAAACGAATTGCAAAATTAAGCTCGGTGAGCTTCTCGCCCATAGCTTGCAAGCGGGGTTTCCCTTTTAAGACTGCATGCTCTGCGAAATCTGCTGCATGGGTTTCGTTGAAGTCAGTTAAATCAACAGGCTCAAATGCCACACTTCCTAACATAAAATACATTAATAGGCTCTCCGTTGTTGTTGGTCTAACACGCGCTTCAACATTATTTCAAACTCGCTTAAACTCATCTTTAAGCCCTGTTGAACCTGGTTTAAAACGCCGTTTCCGTCACTATTTGAGCCGCCATTGACGTTGATTGTCGGGTTAAAATTAACCACCACACTATTGGCCGCCCCGGTGGTTTGCGGCATGATGTCCGCGCGATTAAGCGGCTGATAATTGGCAAGAACGCCTGTGTTATGGGTCACACCATTTAGCCCCACAGCCCCCGCAAGGTTATCTGACGCGGCTTCTGCGATGGATGTTGATTTATCCATCCCAATCGCGAGTCCCTCCACAACATTCGCGCCATAGCCTTTAAACACTCGGCTTGGCGAATGAATACCCAGCTTCTCAGCAAACCACCCCTTAATGCCGTCACCTAAATCGGAAACAATCTTTTTCGCTTCTTCCCAGGCGTTTTTAATGCCGTTCACTAATCCGTCTATCATATTTCGGCCAAAATCCATAAACTTAGCCGGCACATCAATTCCGAACCAGGAAAGCACAGAAGAAAAGACTTGCTGGAATAAAGCCAAAGGCGACCAGCTTAGGATGGTCGATGTGATATTTCCGATGCCGGATGTGAAGAAATTGCTGATATTTGTCCAGGCAGTTGAGCAGAAATTTGTGATACCGTTCCAGGCGTTAGAAAACACCCCGGAAACCTTGCTCCACAATTCAGCGAACCATGGCCCAACTTTCGACCAATTCTCATAAATCAAATACGCTGCAACCGCAATCCCCGTAATGATTAACCCGATTGGATTGGTAAGCAAAGCACGGCTCATAATTAGGATCGCTTTTCCAAACATCATTGCGCCCTTTATCACGTAGCCTATTAAATAACCGAGACCAAGTGACAGTTTGCTGATTGCTGAAAATAAAAATTTCCCTAGGAAGACGCCCAGGAATTTTCCCGCTTTAATAAACGGCAATAATCCAGCTGCCACAAAAGAGAACGCCGAGTGAAGCGTTAATAAGCCGCCCACAACAGCCGCAACACCGCCACCAATCGTTAAGACCCAGTCCATAATTTGCGGGTTAGTTTCCACCCATTTTGTGATGCTATAAATGACCGGTGTGATATTTTCAACAAATGAAGAAATCACCGGCAAAAACGCTGATCCAATTTTAGTGGCCAATTCCGAAATGCTGCTTTTTAGCTTGGTGAGCTTGTTTTCTGCTGTATTACTACGGTTTTCAAACTCGCGCTGCATTGATCCGATATATTTTAAATTCCCTTGCTCATCGGTTTCTTGTAATAACCCTAACTGGCGGTTGTATTCCCCGGTGTTTTGCGCGAGTAACAATACATCGTCGGCATATTGTTTACCAAATATCTTGGCAAGAAGCGGATACTGCTTATCTTTCGGCATCTGTTTCACTTTTTCAATGAAAGACGAAATCGCGCCTTGCGCGTCTTTATTCATCGCAGCTGCAAAGCTTTTTGTCGTAAACCCTAGCTGTTTTAACTCTTTCGCATGTTCGCCGGCTTTAAGTTGTAAAAATGATGATGACATGCCTTTCACCGCTTGAGCAGCAAGCTCAGGCGCTTTACCCATCGAAAGGAAGGTAGACCCCAGAGCAGCTGATTGTTTTTCGGTAAGCCCAAGCATTCTTGTATCAGAGCCGACCCGTGTGATGACATTTACAATATCTTTCGCTTTCGAGTTGGCATTATCGGATAGGTGATTAATCACATCCCCAAATTGCGCCATCTCTGTAATTGGCTTGCCAAGCACGTTAGCCATGGTTGCCATCGCTTCACCCGCATCACCAGCTGCCATATCGAACGCCACCCCCATTGTGGCCGCATCCTTAGCGTATCCGAGTAGATTTTCACGCGCCACGCCGGATTGACCGCCAGCTGCAACGATAGCGGCAATTTCTTCCCCGGCCATTGGGATTGTGCGAGTGAGTTTTAGAATATCGTCGCCCATTTCTTTGAATTGCGCTGGGGTGTCAAAGTTTACGACCTTTTTAACATCGGCCATTGCGCTTTCAAATTTAATTGCGGGGTCTGCTAGACCGCGAATAGTCCCCATAGTGGCGGTAACGGATGACGCCAGTGCTGTAAACCCGGCCACGCCTGTTTTAGCCAATGCGCCCATCTTTTTAGACGTGCCAAGGCTTTGGTCTTGCAATATTTTAATACTATTGCAAACAGAACGAATGCCCTTAACCGCACCTGTCACGCCGGCTGTAATGACTAATCCTATTGCTAGATTGTTTGACATGTTTTATAGTCCCGTTTAATTAATAAGGAGGAAGAAATGACAAGAGAAAAATGGGTGGAATACACACAGGCTGTTTTATTGCTTGCACTTGTTTTAAGTTATCTCGGCAGCCTTTATCATTTTTTAGTTTTTTATTCAGAAAGTAACTCGCTCTCATGGTTTTCCGTTTGCGTATCTGCTTTTTTATTTGCACTACCGTGGATATTGGCCGGCTTCTTGGTGATGTTTTCGTGTAGAGTTATTATCAACTCGCTTTTTGGCTTATTCACCACGCTTCAAACCCTACTTAAACACTAAACAAAAAGCCGCTTAAATAGCGGCTTTTGTGTACCTTGCTTTTATCTGCCGCTCCGCTTGAATAATCCAACGTTCCACTTCATCAAGCGTCATCTCTTCCAGCTCGCTTGGCTGGAATCCAAACCAAAAGGCCAAGTCTGCCAGGGCTGCATTAAGGCTTTCCGCGACTACTTTCCCTTTTGCATTTTCTCAACAATTTTTGATGCGGCTTGGAAGTCGGCAATATCAAGCTCGTCAATATCTTCAGGCACTAAACCTGTGACGATTGCAAGCAAACTCACCGCCATTTCGGTTTCGGTTTTACCTGTCATTTTGCGGATATCACGTACTTTAGGACGGCGAATTTTTAACTCGGTGATGGTATTTCCTTGCCCGTCATGGAATGGGAACTCTAATTTAAGAATGGTTTCAGACATAAAAAAACTCCTTTGTGAGTCGATTTGTTTAACTTCACAAAGGAGAATACAACTTTGACCGGTTGAATGATTTTAAATAGATTTAAAGGTTTTCACCCCTTTATTGACCGATATTAGTGCGGTATTTTTGCAACACATCTTGGCCGTTTACACGGTAGATATTTGCAAGCACATCAATAAATAAGATCTCTTTGCCGGCCACGGTCTGTTTGATTGAATAAACATCTACCGTATCACCAAACTCTGAATTCTCTTTATTTTTCTGCGCCGTACCACCAATTTTGCTGGCTGACACATTCATAATGGTCACCATCGGCTCTTCAGCAGCTAACCCGCGTGAATCAAACACCTGTAGGTTTGAGCGGATCATTAGCTGTGAATTTTTATAAGGGTTCAACAACAACGCGCGCACTTCCGGGTAAAAGCTATCCCAGGTGATTTCTGCTTCGATAGCGTTCGTGCCGGCCGGAAGTTTAATTTCACCATGCAGCCCTAAGCCTTTGTGAGCAACCTTTTCAAACTCAATGTCCGGGATTTTCACTTCATTCGCACGCCCCATTTGACTGTTACCGTTAATGTACACGTTGCCGTTGACGATTTGATTAATAGAAATACTCATCGGTTTTTACTCCTTAGCGTTGTGAAACTAAATTCACTAAGTATTTACGGGTCATGACGGACTTGTTAGAAATCAATTCCGCTGGAAGTTTAGGGGTGTAGTCATAAACTAACGGCACGTGACCTTTGCTGAATTCATCAACTAAATCAGTGTCATAATCAAGACTTACGCTGTAGCCCACAATACTCGGAAGCGCACGCAAATAGGTATCTACCGTTTCAAGCAAGCTGTCAATTAATGCATCGTCGATTGGACGGTCAATGAATTGCAACTCTGTGCGGCGGATGCTTTCATCAATTAAGTCACCGGTGCGAAGCGCGGTTTCAAAGTTGATGATATGCGTTACGGTCGGATAATTTGATGAGCGGTTACCCCATAATCTGAAACCTGTACCGAAGCTGTTGAAAATGGTTGTAATGCCCACCGCATTTAACTGGTTGGTCTCTGATTGTTCATCATCAACGCGCGCAGTCAATGGGATTTCCATGCCAATCACCCCTTGTAATGGGCGGTTTGATGTCGAGAACCAGTACCCGTTTTCGGTATCGGTTTTCATTCGCAAGCCAGCCGCATGCACCGCAAGGCTTTCTAACGTATTGCTTGAGCCGATAGCATAAGGGAAGAAGTGGCGCGCACGCTCTGTGCTTGCAGACGCGTTGATTGTTCCCAATGGGCCACGGCCTTTGATTGCATCAGAAAGGCTTGTGCCTTTTGGTAATTGCACATAAGCCACCGCTTTCAACTGTTCTGCGAGCGTTGTTAAAGCCGCCGCACAGCTTGCCGTTTTATCAAACTCAGGACAGATTAAAATCTTCGCGTCAGCACCGTATAGGTTAAAGCCATCACGCAACAACTCAAATCCTTTGCGTTTACCAGTTGCAGAATCAATGCCACCTTTGATGTCGTCTTCCGTTACTTTTGTTGGGTCGGCGTATTCATAGGTCGCTTTTAACGTTTCGTGTTTTGCTTTTAATGTAATTTCACCTGTTTGCAAATCTACCGCATAGTCTTGACCGAGTGTCAATGGGCGATCAGTGCTTAAGGTTAAATTTAAAAGGCCAGGGTGAGCTGTTTTAGCGCGCAAGGTGTTTGCATCTTGCGTTAATGCTTCATCGGTAACGCTTGTTTTGTGTTTTGCTGGGTCTAAAACATTGACCACATACACTTTACCCGCTGAATAGCGCGATAAAACATCAAATGCGTCAGGAAGCGTAAAGCCCTTGCTTAAGATTACGCCAAATTTTGAAAAATCTTTGGTCGTTTGACACACTGTCAATTCATTCACCGCGCCGATAGGTGCTGTACCAACGATACCAATAATTGCACCGTCGACAGTTTCCACCGCAACAGAACCACCTGCTACGCGAATTGTTTTCGTCCCGTGATGGAATGCCATAATTTTCTCCTATGGTTGTTTGGGATTATGTTTATCCGCACGGCGATAGCGGGCGGGGGTAAATTTAGGTAAATTGCTTGGTTCGCAAAGCTCTACTTGCCATGTTTCGGTCTGCACTAAAAGCTGATACTGCCAAAGGCCGTCTGACTCGCCGCCAAACTCTTCACTCACTAAACTACACGCTGTGCAGTTAGTTGGTTTAAACCCAACTATTGCCAAGCGGAGTTGGTCTAACATTTCGATTGCCCCGTGGTCGTCATGCTGACTTCGAGCAATCACAGTGAGCGCAACCATCACCACTCGGCGTTGCTGGATAACATCCACACTGTCGATGCTTTCAAACTTCGACCCAGCGTATTGCACCAAAACAGCACCGAATTCATCTGTGAGATTGTAGTGCTCCAAATCGTCAGGAAATAACTCAATGCTGAACTTGTCCGTTTTATCGGCTATCCGTTGCTGTATGCTTTCTAAAATCGGCAGCGTTGCACTCATATTAATATCCTGTTAAATCGAGCTTCTGTGGCGCGCGTGTATTGAATTTCAGCGCGCTTGGGTAGTTGTCATCGGCCGCACTCCCGATTTCCGCTAGACCAAGATGCAGTTTGCCGTTTTGAATCCGTTCCAGGTCTTTCAAGGCTTGTGCGTGAGTTTCGCGAACGTTGTCCGGGAATCCTTTACCGTCAGGACGGCGTGAATACAACCAATGACGTGCGATTTGTAAACAAATATTACGCACCAAGGTCGGCACTTGATTTAATGGCAAAACGTAACGCGAGCGCAAATAGCCGTCCACGGTTTCCGTAGCGTATTCGCAAGCCTTATCCAATGTCATCTGATTGGCGGTAGTCGCGCGTGATGTATCATTTGATAGGGCGATTAGCGTGCTTTCGCTCATTACATCTTCTAAATCTTGTGCCGTGATGTACATTACTTATTTTTACCTTTGTTTGATTTTGTGGTTTCGCCTGCTTCTTCGCCTAGCTCTTCCTCTTCCGCTGCCGTTTCAGCAGCTGCTTCTTCTGCATCGCTTTCAACCTGTTCAGCTGCGGTTAATTCATCGCTTGCAGTTTGTTCGGCTTGCGAGCGTTGCTCGATGTTAGTTTCAGCCGGCTTAATGTAAATCTCGAGCTTGTCGGCTTCTTCTTCGGTAAGCTCAATCACATCATTTTGCTCATATCGCTTGCCGTTGTGTAAAATTGCCATCGCTGCTGCGACTAAAAATGCCGTTTTTTGTTTATCTGACATAATTCGCCCTTAAAATAAGTTGAAATTAAACCGCACTTAAATCGCGTTTAAATGCGGTTCAAATTGGGGTTAAATACAACCTTTGATTAAGTAACCAGCAGATTTACCCACGATGTATGGTTTATTGATATCGGTCGTGCGAACGATTTCAACTTTGCCACCCACTTCGGTGTAAGTATCTACATATAAGCCGTTTTTGCGGCGTACGGTATAACCAAATGATGGTTCGTAGATATTTTGTTTTTGCTCTTTTGATGCCGGCGCAACATAAGCCAACACAATCGCTTTAGACCAAATATCTTTTAATTCGCCAGCTTGTTCATGCACCGCTTCACCCACAACAACGCGATCTACTTTGATTAATTTTGCAAAGTCTTCCGGTGTTAATACGGCAGTCGCCACGTATTTAATTTTTTCTAATACTTTCGGGTGTTCACTTAACACTTCCCATACGTCGCCGGAAATTGCACAAACGTTTGGTTTACGGCCTGTGGTGCGTTTAATTGCACGAATACCGGTTTTAATCACACCAATAGGGTCTGAATTAGGGTCGGTAAATTGAGACGTGCCGCTTAAGGTCACTTTGTTTGTGGTTTCGTAATTCGCTTCATCTAAAGCTAAGTCCGCACAAGCCTTTTCACGACCGAGCGCGATGACATCTTGTGTCACACCGGTTGCGTATTGGCGTAATGGATAAACACCTTCGGTTTCATTCACTTCGCGGATGTCGATTGGATATTCGATGTCGTTTTCTTCTAAAACAACGGTCAATGAACCAATATCTTCCGGCGTTAAACGATTTGATGCTGCACGAAGCTCACGTTTTGTGGTTTGCAAACGGAACGCTAAGCGACCGAATGTAGGAATTTTGCTACCTTCTTTTTGAGTTTCAGCGATAGGGAACAACACTTCAGAAATCATGTTGCCGTTGTAATAACCTTGTGCGAGCGCCGTTAATACCGGGTCAACTACGCGTTGTTTTGATAAATCAGTCATGCATTTGCTCCTTATTGAGTGATTGCGTTAAATGCGGTTGTGTAGCCCACATTGTGTTCTTTCATATAAGCGCGGACTTTCTTATCCATATCAATGGACTCAGCGCTTGTGCCTTCGGCGTATTCCACCGTGCCGTCTTCTGCGGTTGTG